GTGCGTCCGCGCCGTGCCGCCTGACCCAAGGGCGGACAACCCTTGGGACTACTACGGGTACACCGAGTTCGACTACACCGTGTGTGACAGACGCGGCAGGCCGGCCCCGTGGCTTGAGAAGAAGCTGACCCGCGCTGACGAAGCGCGGATACACGACGAGTATTTCGCCTGATCTCAGGCACACCGTGGGGGCTGCGGTTCAGCCTCGTCTCTCGGAACGCGTTCCGACTTTTCTGGAGTATCACATGGACAATCAACAAGCGCTCATCCTGTCGGCCACGGTGGACCGGCTCGCATTCATCAAGGGCCAGATCGCTGATCTGCAGATCGAGGAGGGCAAGTGCAAGCGCACGCTCATCGACAGCGGCGTGACATCTGCCGAGAGCAGTGTGCACCGCGCCACCGTTGTCGAGTGCGCAGGCAAGGAGACGATCAACTGGGCCAAGATCGCGCAGCACTTCAACCCCAGCCGGCAGTTGATCTGCGCCCACACATCGACGGGCGAGAAGTTCTTTCAGATCCGCGTGTACGCACGCAAGACATCAACCTAAAAACCCGTAGCCGGTGCGGTTCACCGGCATTTTCTTTCAGGAGTACATCAATGCCCGGAGCAATCCTTTATCAGGGCCCGTCAGAGATCGACGGCAAGCCCATCGTGGTCATCGCCATATGGAAGTCAGCGAACACAAAGACTGGCGACATGCTGCAGACCTACATCTTGCGCTCAGACCTCGACCCGCGAGACGCCAACAAGTACGGCGAAGACGAGTCGATCTGCGGCCAATGCCGACACAAGGGCACGCCTACCCTTGACCCCCTCAAGGTTCTCGCAGAGAACCGCACATGCTACGTGAACATGGGCCAAGGCGTGCTGATCGTGTTCAACGAGTTCAAGGCCGGCAAGTACCCGGTGGCAAGCCCACGCACTGTGGGCGCAGGGCGCAAGGTACGCATCGGCACGTACGGCGACGGCGCTGCGGCACCCGGCTACGTGTGGGACGATCTATTGTCCGAGGCCAAGGGGCACACAGCCTACAGCCACAACGGTGGCGACCCCCAGCGCTACATGGTCAGTGCCGACACGCTGCAGCAAGCGCAGCAGGCATGGTCTAGCGGACACCGCACGTTCCGTGTAGTGAAGGATCGCAGCGAGATCGACCGCAAGTACGAGGTGCTGTGCCCAGCAAGCAAGGAGGCAGGCTACAAGGCGACATGCGAGACCTGTCTGCTGTGCGCAGGCACATCGGTCAAGGCCAAGAGCATCGCCATACCCGTGCACGGCAGCGGTGCTGTGCACTTCGAGTAGAACCCGTAGCCGGTGCGGTTCACCGGCAGTTAACTAGGAGAGATGAGATGAACAAAGCTACACGCAAAACGCTGGCCGATTTCAACGGCAAGATCGACGACATCAAGAACCAACTGGGGGACATCAAGAACCAGCTTGAGTCAATCAAGGATGAGATCGAGACCGTGGGTAACGACGAGAGTGAGAAGTTCGACAACCTGCCCGAGGGCCTGCAGGAGGCCGAGAAGGGACAGGCAATACAGGAGGCTGCTGACGCGCTCGACTCAGCCGTGAGCGATATGGATGACGCCATCAACGGCGTCGAGTGCGCCATTGGCAACATTGAAACGGCAATGGCCTAAAACCCGTAGCCGGTGCGGTTCACCGGCAGTTAAAAACACAATGGGACTACGGTCCCATTTTTAGGAGCATCATGAAAACCCTCTACCACGCCCTAATCGGCGCAGCCCTTTTCGGGCTGCCTTTTGTAATTTACTTCTGGAGCATGACACCATGAAAACACTCTCTTGGCCGCATCTGCGCACCCTTGGCCGCACAGACAGCGGGCAGCGGTGGTATCCCCGCGAGGACATCGCACCATACTTCAGCGCGTTGCGTGCGCCATCACGCGCATGGCCGAACAGCTACGCGAAAGCAGCACAAACGGCCAAGTTTGCTAAGTGGCTGCGGATCAACCACGCGGCATTGGCCGATCAATTGGGAGTCGAAGCATGATCGGATACAAACTCTTCCGCAAACGCAAGGACGGGACATACGGCCCGCTGTTCATCAACAAACGCCTGAAGCTGGTACCGGGCAAGGTATACGAAGCAGAGGATCACCCCACCAAGGGCTTCGCGCACCGTCCGGGCTGGCATGTGTGCAGCGTGCCCGTCGCCCCACATCTGAGGCAAGGCGGGGACAGGGTGTGGTGCCTCGTTGACTTCAGCCGCTCAGCCACCATAGAGCGGCCCGCCTCACAAGGGGGCATCTGGTACCTAGGCAGCTTCATGATGATCGTCAGGGAGATCAAGACCCCAACGGCTGCGAGAGCAGCAGCCATGATGAAAGCCCAAAAGATGTAAAAAAATCCCCACAGGTTTCTGTTAGCGGTCAGGAATCTGTGGTATTCTCGTTACCGCGTTCTTTCTTATTAACTTTTCTGGAGTATTTAAATGGCACACGAACTTAGCATCAATCAAGACGGTCAAGTCGAATTCGCATACCTCGAGCGGGACGGCCTGCCGTGGCACGGTCTCGGCCAAGCGATGCCTATGGGGGCGAGCATCGAGGAGTGGCGCAAGCAGTCGGGCATGGACTGGCGTATCCAGCGCAGCAAGGTGCGCTACGCTGTCTCCCGCGACGACGGCGCTGTGTTCGAGGAGATGGCTGACCAGCACGTACTGTTCCGCTCGGACAGCAAGAAGGCGCTCGGGCTCGTGTCCGAGAAGTACAAGGTTGTGCAGCCTAGCGAGGTGATCGAGTTCTTTCGCGACATCGCTCGCGCTGGTGGGCTGGAGCTTAGTGCGGCGGGCACCATCTACGGGGGCCGGCGGTTCTGGGCAACGGCCAAGATCGGCGAGGCAAGCCCGACCAGTGTGACGGACAAGATCGGCGGGTACTTGCTGATCAGCACCAGCGCTGATGGGTCGCTGGCAACGGAGGTGAGGCGCACGACGGTGCGCACGGTGTGCTCCAACACGTTGGCAATGGCGATGAAGGATGCGCCGGCCAGCATGAAGGTGAGGCGGTGAAGGAATTCATGGGGCTCAACGAGGCGGCGTGGGCAGCGTTCAAGCATCAGGTGGTGCGGCTGGCGAACAAGCCCGTGATCCTCGAGGCGGCAGAGAAGATGACTGCAGACCTCCTTGGTGGCGGCGACAAGGTGTACGCCACGGCGGGGTACAACAAGATCCTCGACCTGTTCCAAGGGATGGCGAAGGGGGCGCTCCTTGAGGGCGTGCAGGGTACGGCGTGGGGCTACATCAACGCCGTGACGGAGTACGCGGATTGGTTCTCACGGGCACGCACGCATGAGAACCGCTTCGTGTCATCGCAGTGGGGCCCGGGCGCGGACCTCAAGCAGCGTGCACTGGACGCTGTGCTGGCTGTGTAATCAACTGGGGGCTCCGGCCCCCACAACAAACAGGAGAATCAGATGAATAAAAAGCAGATGAACAGAATTTGGATTGAACTGGAGCGTCCTAAAGACGCGGCACACGCCGAACTCATTGCCAAGTTGGCAAATAACGTGTTGCGCAAGATCGGTATTGCTACACGAGAGTTCTTCTGGGACGAAAAGGATCAAATTTGGTGCTTTGGCAACGACATGGGCTACACAACTTTGGGGGATAACGGCGAGTGGTTCAACCTCGACTATCTCGGCAAAGATTAATCAACTGGGGGCTCCGGCCCCCACAACAAACAGGAGAAATCGAATGCAGATAAATGGCAAAAACCTTGAGGTCTTGCGCGTTGCCCTTGAGCGAGCGCTGGCCGACATCCACACAGATCGCCAGCATGTCCCCCCGGGGCGAGCACGGGAGGACTTGACTGAGGAGCGCATCACTTACCAAAACCTGCTGATCCGCGTGCGGGCAGCCATCGAGAGGGGATCGAAATGAACCAGCTAATTACCCTCTTTCGGAACTTATTCCGAAAGCCGACACCGTTGGAGGTCATCGCGCTCGAGCTTGCCGAGGCACACCTCGCTCGGCTGCAGGCCGAGACCGCTGTCGAGTATGCGCAGTCTGTAGTTGACTATTCAAACAACCGCATCGCCCGCCTGAAGGCCCGCGCAGGAGAGTACGCATGACCGGCTTTGATTCAAAGAGACAGGTGTCGTTGGATACTCTCGATCACATCGGGTATCAAGGGCGCGAGACGCGGCCCGAGGAGCTTGCACCGAAGCCGGTGGCGTGGATGCTCGCATCCGCGCTGGACGATTTACACATGGATAATATCGTCGAGGTCACAAAAAAACAAGAAGAGTCGGACGATGTTCCGCTGTACCTGCACCCTGCCGCCTCTGCTGTGCAGTCGGCAGCGAGGGCAATTGCGGACGAGCAATCGTATGACACGGGTTTATGGTTTGTCGCGACGACAGTGAGCGAGGCGCATCTGCAAGCAGCCCTGCGCCGACTGACTGCGGCGGTCGAGGGAGAGGCACCGTGATCAAACTACCCCCACTGCCAGATCACCTGAACACCCAGTGGCCGTACTTGCCGCACCAACTCCGCGCCCGTGACATCGAAGTGGCTCGGGCTGCGCTGGAGGCTGCGGCGCAGGTGTGCAAAGAACAAATGGAGAGCGCATATGCTATGTATCACGGCGATGTCAAGCCGATACCAGAAAGCGGTCTGACCTCTGGGTATGCATATTTCGAAGGGCAGGGAGATGGCGCAGCATCTTGCGGCGATGGCATACGCGCTCTGAAAATTGAAGGAGAGACACCATGAAATTCCGCAAAAAACCCGTCGTCATTGACGCTACGCAGTGGCACAAGAACGGCGACCATCCGCAAGACAACACCCGCACCATCACGCCAGTTCCCGGCGATGGCGCTCCATTCCAGAGCGAGGGTTCCGTGGTCCGCTATTTTCGGCACCCCGACGTTCCCGGTAACAAACCATGTGAGCAGTGCGGTAGGCTTCACTTCGTTCACGGTTGGGTTGACACGCTGGAGCAGGGTCATAGGGTGTGTCCCGGCGACTGGATCATCACTGGAGTGAGGGGCGAGATGTATCCGTGCAAGCCCGATATTTTTCACATGACCTACGAGCTTGCCGAAGGAGAGACGACATGATCAAACTTCCTGAGTTGCAGTACTCGCCGTACTACACCCTCGCTGATGTCCGCGCCCGTGACATTGAAGTCGCCCGTGCGGTGCTGGAGGCTGCGGCGCTGGTGCTGTCCGAGCATCAGATACCCGTTGGCAATTCATGCGCAGGCGAGATAGCTTGCGAGTTGACTTATGACGCGCTCAAAGAGTGCCGCGACAACATACGCGCTTTGCGTATTGAAGGAGAGACAACATGACGTTGCCGCTGCCACAATCATTCGAGATGATGGCTGATCTCGGCACTGTAACCGTATGCCGAATGGACGCGGCTATTGATTACGCCGCCGCTGTATCGTCTGCGCTGCGGGAACATCGGGACTCTGCCGAGCGTCTCAATCTACTTCTTGGTATGGACAACGTTGCATTACGGTCGGCACTGAAAACAGCCGAGGCGGCGCTCGCGGACATCGGGGACGCAACCCGTGAACCCGGCGACGATCTCGCGTGGTGCGAGCGACGAGCAGCGCAAGCACTCCCGGCTGTACGCGCAGCATTGAAGGAGACGAAATGACCGGCTGGGCGGTATGGGGCGTTGTGTATTGCATCGTGTTGATCTTGGTGTTTTGGAGAACGGCATGACGATGCGCCAAAGGAGGAAACAGTTCTGGTGGACTTGGCACCTCGCCTACGACAGCTATTTCCACGACGACTTGTTCTGCTGGGGCGTGGGCAGGATCAAACATCAAAGGAGTAAATGAAATGACGATGCGCCAACGAAGGAAGCAATTCTGGTGGACTTGGCACCTTGAGGGCAAGCCACCGTACCCAGAGTCGCCACGGTATTTTGAGCCGGGTGTGGGCAGGATCAAACATCAAGGAAAGACATGACAGACATCACTGAAAGACTTCGCCGACTGTATGTGCAAGACGGCACGAACTACGTGCAGGAGGCGGCAGACCTGATCGTGTGCCTGCGTGCCGAGCGGAAGGCTTTGGTAAACGACATCACAGCAGAGCGCGACGGCTGGAAAAGCCTTGCGGAACAGCGCAACAAACAGATGCAAGCGATGGTAAACGACGTTCACTCCTGCCACCCCGACTGCGCTAAAGCAGGGTGCGTGAATGTGAGGCTGCGGGATGCGCTGACGCACATCAGCTTGTGCAGTAAAAATAGCATGAGCAGCAAAGACGAATGCGGGAGCATTGCCCGTGCCGCACTGGGAAAAACGAAATGAGCGGAGGATCATTTGACTACGAATACAGCCGTATGCAAGATTTTGCAGACGATCTGCGGGAAAGGTTGACGCAGCAAGGGCAAGTCGTCGATGGCTGGAAGATAGGCACTTGGGAACCGCAGGTAGCAGCGAAACTTGCGGAGATTGCTGCGCTTGTTGACCACGTTGCAAAACTGGCGCGGGAGGCTGAGTGGCTGTACAGCGGCGACACGGGGGAGGATACTTTTACGGAACGGGTAGCAAGGATTGAGCTAGAACGCCCGTGGGTGGGACTGACGGATGAGGATCTGGAATTCTGGACTGAAGAATTGAGCCAAGGCGAGTTGGGCAGGGGTGTGCTTCGCGCAGTGGCAGAACATCTAAGGGAGAAGAACGCATGAGCTACGAGATATACGATATCGGCAAGAGGAAACCGTGGTACGAACCTCTTGAGCCAGCAGTCCCAATTGCCACGGAACGCCCGTGGGTAGGGCTGACTGATGAGGAGTGGGAGCCGCTGTACGACCGGCACGCCAAGTATCAAGAGGAAGGCGCGTTTGTAAGCGGGTGGGGTGAATTTGCCCGAGCCATCGAAGCCAAACTCAAGGAGAAGAACACATGAGCAACGAGTTCTACGATCTTGGCAAGCGGATGTACGAACGTTTTAAGCCAGTAGTCCCAATTGCCACGCAACGCCCGTGGGTAGGGCTGACAGATGAGGACATAAAAGAAATCATTGGGGGCTGGGGGGATACGCCGATCAAGGGCTACACCCGCAAGTTCATCGACCGGCTTGAAGCCAAACTCAAGGAGAAGAACACATGAAGAAACCGTCATCACGCACCGCGCCCACGCATCTCATGCGTCCACCCAACTCCGACGCCCTCAGTGACGGGTTCAAGAAGTACGCCGGTCTTCTTTCCGGCGGGTATAAAAAGCGGGTGCCGTTGGAGGGCGAGGCAAAGGCTGCGGGGGACAACGTGTGGGAACGTCCGGTGTACAACCCGGCGAGGGACAACCGATGACGCTCGAGCAGAAGCTCCAGCGCAAGTTGACAAACACGCGCCGACAGCGCGACAGGGCAACTGGCAGGGTCCGTGAACTGCGGGACTACTGCACAAAATATCAACGGCAAATAATTGCGCTTCAGGCGCAACTGCGCCAACAAATAGAAGAAGCCGAGCATGATAAAGCCACACAGAGTTAAGGTCAGCCACGCTGTCCTGACGCAAACGATGCAGCTTTTGATGCAAGGAAGAGTGACGGCACAACAACTCAGTAGCCATACTGGTGTACACTTGGTCACAGCCCAAGAGTGGCTGCGGGCGCTCAAAGCCGGGGCCGTCATACATGTCATAGATTGGCTACCGGACTCGCTTGGGCGAGACGCAACCCCCGTCTATGGTATGGGCGACTTCCCCAACCGGCCCCGGGCCAAGCTGAGTCGAGCAGAGATATCCAAACGATACAGAGAACGACAGAAGGAGAAACAATGAATGCAAATGAAATACAGGTGGCCGGCAGCCACTACAAGACCAAGGCCATCCAGCCTTGGGACTACATTGCCGCCAATGCACTCGGGTACTTCGAGGGCAACATCGTCAAGTACGTGAGCCGCTGGCGGGACAAAGGCGGGGTCGAAGACTTGCGCAAAGCCAAACACTACCTCGAGAAGTTGATCGAGCTACAGATTCAAATTTGAGTCGGGCCATCGATGTGATCTAGCCAGCCGCCTTGTATATGTGGCCCTAGATTGCGACAGCGCGTAGCCCGACACAAGTTGTTTGACGCGTTGTCACTCCCCCACCACGAACCGAGGGGGCGTGGAATCTACATTCCCCCCTCACCTATTAACCCACTGGAGTCATCTATGGCAAACACGCCAGAGGCGCTTGTGAAGAAGCGCATACGAAAGATCCTCGAAGACAGCCACACGTACTTTGCTATGCCCATCGGCACCGGCTACGGCAACAGTGGCGTGCCTGACTTCCTTGTCTGCAACCAAGGCAACTTCATCGCAATAGAAGCCAAGGCAGGCAGGGGCAAGACCACCGCGCTGCAAGAGTCACACCTTGCAAAGATCCGGGCTGCCGGCGGCATCGCGCTGGTCATCAACGAAGCAAACATCCACGAACTAAAAGGAATACTCAATGGGCGCACCCTACACAACACTGCTGACAATTGATTTTGAAACGCGATGGGACAGCAAGGAGTACACACTGTCCAAGATGACCACCGAGGAGTACATCCGTGATGAGAAATTCCTTGCATTCGGAGCATGCATACATGAGTACGGAAGCAGTGCAGTCACTCAGTGGTATGGAAGAGATGAGCTTCCTCGAGTCCTATCGACATACGACTGGACTAAGACCGCAGTCCTTGCGCATAACGCCCAATTCGATGTTTCGATTCTCGAATGGGTATACGGAGTACACCCCTGCTTCATCTTCGACTCGCTATCAATGGCACGCGCTCTACGAGGCGTTGAAGTCGGTAACTCCCTTGCCAAGTTAGCGCAAGACTTCGGACTGCCACCCAAAGGGCGAGCCGTCTATTCGACAGATGGACGCGCTGACATCGGCCCTGCGATTGAGAAAGAGTTGGCGGAGTACTGCAAGCATGATGTATTCCTGTGCGAGGAGATATTCAAACGACTCGTTAAGGGCTACCCTGCGAAGGAACTACGGCTCATCGACATGACGATGAAGATGTACACGCGCCCGGTGCTGGAGCTTGATGAGGACATGCTGTTCAACGCCCTGCATGAGGAGCGTGAGGCTCGCGAGGAGTTGCTCGAGCGACTGCAGATAGCGGACGCGGATCTGGCAAGCAATTCTCGCTTCGCGGAACTCCTGCGCAAAGTGGGTGTGGAGCCGCCGACCAAGAAGAAGCAGCCCACGGTCAAGACGCCCGAGCCCATCGGAGACAACTACGCGTTTGCCAAGACAGATGCCATGTTCCAAGCGATGCTCAACGGCGACAACGAAGATGTGCGCCTGCTATGCGAGGCGCGGCTCAAGGTCAAGTCTACAACCGAGCGCACGCGGGCGCAGCGGTTCCTCGACATTGCAGGCCGGGGCACACTGCCGGTGCCCTTGAGCTACTACGGTGCCGGCACGGGGCGCTGGACGGCCAGCAAGGGCAGCGCCATCAACATGCAGAACCTCAAGCGTGGGAGCTTCCTGCGCAAGGCCATCATGGCCCCTGAGAAGCATGTGTGCGTGGTGGGTGACCTGTCCCAGATTGAGCCCCGGGTGCTGGCGTGGCTGGCTGACTACGACGACATGCTCGACATCTTCCGTGCAGGCGGTGATCCGTATGCACAGTTCGGCGCACAGATGTTCAACATCCGTGACTTGAGCAAAGAGCGCCATCCGGACTTGCGGCAGTCGTCCAAGAGCGCGTTGCTTGGGGCAGGGTACGGGTTGGGCTGGGCATCGTTCGCCGCACAGTTGCTGGTCGGCTTCCTTGGGGCTCCGCCGCAGCGCTACGACAAGGCGTTCGCCAAGACGTTGGGCGTGACGGGTGACTACATCGAGCGCTTCCTTGAGTGGGACGACAACGTGGTCAAGATGAACGAGATCCCGCATATCTGTACGGCACAGGAGCTACTGATCCACTGCGTGGCAGCCAAGAAGATCATCGACATCTACCGCGCCACGGCCCACGCTGTTGTGGGGTTCTGGGAACTGTGCTCCAGCTTGATCCAGCGCTCGCTGGCGGACGGTGAGGAGTACCGACACAAGTGCCTGATTTTCAGAAAAGAAGAAATAGTTTTGCCCAGCGGCATGAGTCTGCTGTATCCTAACCTGCGTCAGCAGAAAGACAAAGACGGTAGGAGCCGGTGGGAGTGGGTATACGGGCCAGACGCTACCAAGATCTATGCAGGCAAGATTACGAACAACGTCACACAAGGGGTAGCCCGCGTGGTGATGACTGACGGGATGCTACGGGTTGCTAAACGCTACCCTGTGGTGGGAACAGTGCACGACGAGTTGATCGCCATTGCACCGGAGAGAGACGCGCAAGACGCGCTCAAATGGGTGCTCGAGCAGATGACGCTTGAGCCGAGTTACATGCCGGGGATTCCTCTGGCCGCTGATGGTGGCGCTCACTATAGGTACGGACTAGCAAAGAAGTAGGGAACATCATGAACGCAATTCCAACGGCAGTTAAGGTGGGCAAGAATGCCTACCGAATACAGTACAAGCAACGAACACCCAAGTCCATGTACGGCAGCATCTGGTATGACCGTAAGCTCATTGAGGTGTTCAAGAACGAAGACCCAGCGCGTGAACGCAACACGTTCTGGCACGAGTTGACGCACGCCATCCTGCACGAGATGGGCCACGAGCTTAGCCGCAGCGAGAAGTTTGTGACTGAGTTCGCTGACAAGCTCAGCGGGGCTGTGGACAGCGCGAGGTTCGACAAAAATGTCTGAGCATCAAATCAAGTGGAGCCATAGCTCCCTCAAGGACTACGAGGGCTGTGCACGGCGCTACCACGAGGTGAAGGTGGGCAAGAAATATCCGTTTCAGGAGACGGACGCAACGCGCTACGGGGTGCAGGTACACGAGGCCATCGAGCACTACATCAAAGACGGCAAGCCTATCCCGCCACAGTACGCGCAGTTCCAACCAGTGGTGGACGCCATGATGCACAAGACCGGGC